ATGTCCACATTGTTTGGTACCAAGCAGCAAGATGGAAAGCATCATAGAGATAATCTGATTCATCTTCCATCAGATCAAACAGAGAATATCAAGAGTTTAATAGAACAACTTATTACCTGGTCACCTACGACCAAGGGTAAGACAGATATGGTGATGGCGCTCTGGTTCTGTGAAATCAAAGCGCGTGAATGGCTCAACCAAGGCATCCATACCACCCACCATATGCGAAATCCATTCTTATCACGCTATGAAAAAAGCAAGCGTACAGTTATCAATATCGATGAACTGCTTGCTGATAAAGACAGACAGTTCATCTAAGGAGAACAAGTGCTTACACTCAAAGAGGTAGCCGCTAAAGTAGCGCGTCTTCAGACGAAGTACGCTGCTCGCGACCAACGTATGCGCGACGTGCTATCAGTACGTCAAGGAGATATCAGCAAGGTCTATCCTGCTATGTTCTCCGAAGAGTACCCCAAGCCTCTTGTTGCTAACTTCGTAGACGTTGCTGCTCGTGATCTTGCAGAAGTGATGGCACCTCTTCCATCGTTCAACTGCGCTGCTACCAATATGGTTTCTGATAGCGCACGCAAGTCTGCAGATACCAGAACTCGTATCGCTAACTATTACGTCTCAATGTCTGAACTACAGATTCAGATGTACAACGGCGCTGACTGGTTCAATACCTACGGTATGCTTCCAGCAATCGTAGAGATGGATTACGAATCAAATAATCCACGTATCCGCCTGCTCAATCCATTCGGTGTCTATCCTGAGATGGACCGCTTTGGTCGTTGCATCTCCATCACGCAAGTGATTCAAACTGATGCAGAATCTCTAGCAATGCAATATCCAGAGTTCTACGATCAGATTGTTGCAAAAAGCCAATACGCAACTGGCTCTCCATACATCACAATGATTCGTTATCACGACAAAGACCAAGATTTGATTTATGTACCAGATCGCAACAACTTGGTTTTATCAAACCTACCTAACCCAACGGGTAAGTGTATGGCTCGTGTTGCTGTTCGCTCATCTCTTGATGGCGAAGCACGCGGTCAGTTCGATGATATCTTGGCAGTGCAACTCGCTCGCGCTCGCTTTGCAGTTTTGCAGATTCAAGCAGCAGAGAAATCTATTCAGGCTCCTATTGCTATTCCGCAAGATGTGCAAGAACTTGCACTCGGTCCTGATTCCATTATGCGCTCTGCTAACCCACAGGCAATTCGCCGTGTACCACTAGAACTACCTCCTGGAGTCTTTACAGAGTCTGGCGTTCTAGAGCGTGAACTTCGCCTTGGCGCTCGTTATCCAGAAGTACGTAGCGGTAATGTTGATGCCTCTATCATCACAGGTCGCGGAGTTCAAGCGCTCCAAGCAGGCTTTGATACTCAGGTTCGTGCAGCACAAGCACAGTTTGCACGCCTATTTACTGAACTTGTATCACTATGCTTTGAAGTAGACGAGAAGATTTTCGGCAACATCCAGAAAGAAATCAAGGGTGTTGATGATGGTACTCCATTCAATATGAAGTACATCCCAAATAAACAAATCAATGGCGAGTACGGCGTAGATGTTCGCTACGGCATTATGTCGGGTATGAATCCAAATAACGCCATCATTGCTTTGCTACAGATGCGTAGCGATAAACTTGTTAGCCGCGACTATGTACGCCGCGAAATCCCTATGGAGTTAAATGTTACTCAAGAAGAACAGCGTGTGGATATTGAAGAGATGCGCGATTCTTTGCGTGTTGCTGTTGCTCAGTACGCTCAGGCCATTCCAGCACTTGCAGCCCAAGGTCAAGATCCTTCTCAGATTGTTTCCAGAATCGCTGAAGTTATCAAAGGTCGTCAAAAGGGATTACAACTAGAGACTATTGTGGAGAAGGTATTTATGCCTGAACCCGTAGAACAACCAGAAGTGCCAATGGGCGCAGAAGTTCCAGCAGCAGGTATGGCCCCCGTTCCTGCCTCGCAGCCAACTCCAGAACAAATGGGTGCGGCCCCTGCTGCTGGCTCTCGTCCAGACATTGCTCAATTACTCGCATCTATTGCAGGGTAGGGAGGTGTGAAATGAAAAAAGGTGGTCGTGCAAAGGCTCCAATGGCTAAGCCAACCGAAGGCAAGAAGGATATGAAGAAGCCTGGTGGCAAGGTTGAATTTGGATATGCTGGAAAGGCTCGTAAAGGCAAGAAGGCTTAAGTATTACTTAGTGAGAGGATAGAGCGTGGACGATGATAAAGATTACGTACCGCGCTCTATCACTCTTGCTGATTTCTTAGTAGTTCTCTCAGGTTTATTTATGAATATAACGCGAGCCGTAGAGATGTTCGCATCAGAGATTTTAGATTTAGCAGTGTATAACGCAAATAGAAAAACAAAAGTTTCTAAAGTGTGGGAACAATTCACATCAGATTTAGAGAAGATGGAGGACAACAATGGCTAGAGGGCCAATGGCAGGCGTATCAGGTCCTGGCAAGTTCTCCAAGAGAACAGATGGATTATCATTCCAGCCACAAGAATACGGTGAAGGTGTGCAGCAAGCCGCTATCAAGTCAGGCGCTCCACTTGCTTCAACTCCAGATGTTCGTGGTGCAACTAATACAGAGATCCGTCAGGCTGTAGCACAAGAGCCTGTTACCCCATTATTCGCTCCATCACAACGTCCAGATGAACCTATCACTGCAGGTATCGCAATGGGTGCAGGTCCTGGACCAGAAGTTTTAGGTATGACAAGAACTGCAGAGAAACTTTCTGACACTTTAGCAAAGTTGCTACCTTTTGATGATACAGGAGATATTGCAATTCTGTACCAAGAGGCTTTAGCGCGAGGTAACTAATGGCTGATCTGAATACCGCAGCATCAGCAGCAGGTCTTACTCCAGAGCAAAAGAAGCAAATAGAAAAACTTTCTAAAGCGCTTGACGCTCATAAGACTCTTTTGAACCTACCAGCAGGTGTTGCTCAAGACGCATACCAAAATAAATTTACTGCATCAGAACGTCAAGATATGCAGAATAAATTTGGTACAGAATCTCCAGAGCAAAAGCCACCTCGTGGTTGGCTTGGTACCGCTTGGCATTACACAGGCGGCAAGGTTCTAGATATCCTTCAGGCTGGATCTGACCTATCTACACGTGTAGCACGTACTGGAATCATCTCAGTTGAGGAAGGTCTAAACCTTTCTGACGCGTGGGATCGTGCCGATAAAAGCGGTCAAAAAGTTTTCAATGAAAGACGACTAGAAAAAGCCACAAAGAAGTATGGCGATGTTGTCGTTGGATTAGCAAAGCGTTTACAAAGCGGAGAGAAAGTAACCGACATTATGGTTACTGCTACTCCAGAAGAGCAATACTGGCTCAAGATTGCTGACAATACCGTAAAAGATATCAACGGTATCAAAGACGATAAGATCAAAGCCGATAGAGATTTATTTGAAGATGCGCTTTCTGCTGTTAATGCAGCGCAGTATTCTCCAGGTAGATTCGTAGCAAACATCGTAGATGCGCTAACGCCTGGTGATTTATACAAGAATGGCTTTTTATACAAGGTTACATCTGGTTCTTTAGATGCTGCCTATCGTCTTGTCGCAGATCCGTTCCTACTTCTAGGAAAAGCAAAGCGTCTATATGATGTCAATAAGTACGCATACGAAGTAATCGTTGCTTCAGCAAAAGAGGGTGGAGAAACTGCTGCCCAATACTTTGCTAAAGATTCAACCATACAATTCTGGAACAAGTATGGTCAAGAACTTGACAAGATTCGCAAGGCTACAGATAGTGGAAATCGTGAGGCTGCTGCCAAGGCACGCCTAGAGGCACAGCGTATAGCACCAGAATTTGGTCCTGCTGTAATCAATCTCTTTAACAAGAATAAGGTTACAGACATTGATACCGCTAAAGCATTCTTCTACAACTCAGAAGATGCTTTTAAGATTATGGCTGCTGGTACGGCTCGTAAACGTATCATTATGCCAAGACTAGATCCACTACGTAAAGCAAGATTGAATACACTTACTACAGCAAATAAAGTATTCAACATTGATATAGTTGGACCTAAGTTAATTGATAATATGTTTGGCTATCCAGAAACAGACGATGGCATCTATAAGGCTCTTGTTGAGGATAGAACTAAACTTGTAGAGGCAGCACAAGGCCTCAAGGTCAAAGGTGTGGAGCGATTCCGCTTCTCAAGCGCTGATATTGCTCGTCGTTATGACAATGCAAAGCGCAAGTTTACACGTATCCCGTTATTCAAGAACGATGAATTCAACCTACGTGACCCAGATGCTGCAGATAAGATTTATCAACTTGCAGCCATTGCTCTGCCTACCCGTGAATCACGTCTGATATCTGAGACATTTAGAGCAACTGATGACATTGGTCGTAGAAAAGACATTTATGACGGACTCTGGAATACTCTTGTTGAGATTCGTGGTGTAAATAAGTTCTCTGGTGGTCAAAATGTAGCCCGTTTGCTACGCCAAAAGGGTAAAGAAAAGTACAGCGTCGGTGGAACTGACGATTACATTGACTTTGGTGTACTACCAAGCGAAATGAAAGACATAGTAACAGCCCCAAGCCTACTTGATTTAGACCGTCTGGCTGGAAGAAGTGGTCTTGTTAATACAGTCGTAGGATTTGGTAACACAAAGTGGGCTGAAAAGATGACCAACTACTGGTCATTCTTGACCCTTGCTGGTCCACGCTATGCAATTCGTAATGCAACAGAAGATTTGATGGTTAATCTTGCTATCGGTAACAGCGTCTGGGGTATTGCTAAGAACAAATACCTATCAACACGCCTCAATACTGCTATTCAATTAGCGCCAGG